TCGACGGTCTTGATCTGCTTGATACGAGGTCTACCAGGACACTATCTGGCGTCGTTGAAGGATACATACCCCAAGCAAGCACGGGTGCTAGCGGTAAACGAATACTGCTTGACTACTGGAATGACCTATGGGTAGCGCCCGACCCGGGAGATCCAACCGATCCGACAAACCCGGCAATTCTTGAAGAGGATATGCCTTCTATCGCTCTGACGTCCGAATGCACTGGAAAGACGGGCACTCTAACCGTTCCCTATGACTGGGGCGTTCGAGAGTCATCGCAGTGGTCGGCACTCGAGCACCGCTACGAGGCTGCGTACGTCGCTAGGAGCGCGCGGCATACGCGCCCGCGCCGGCGCTGGAGTATCTCGGCGAACGCCTGCACGGATGCGGAGCGCACGACACTGCTTGCTTTCTGGACATCGCGCAAGGGGGCCGAGATCCCGTTTGACTGGGCCGACCCGGAAACGGGCGAGACAGTCTCAGTGCGCTTTGCCACGGACGAGCTTGGTGTCGTGCTTGCCAACCCGAGCGTGCGCCAGTTCAGCTTCGACCTTGAGGAGGTCTTCTGCTGATGAAGAACTTTCAGACGACAATCATTGACTCAGCGAAGAACCAGCTCGAAAACTCCGCGCCTTTTATCTGGCTAGTGTCGGTGAAAATACCATCCGACCCTCCGACACGTTTTCGCGCGACGAACTACCACGCGCAGGTCGAGCGGGGCACAAGCACGGCCGGCGACCCTCTCGTCTACTATCCGTTCCCGATCGCGTTTGGAGACCATCGGCAAAGCCAGAGCGGCGACCTGCCCACAAGCACCATCAACGTCGCCAACGTCAGCCTTGAGCTGATGACTACCCTGCATACCTATAAGGGTCTCGTCGGCCAGGAGATTGTGGTGCGCTGGGTGCGCGCGGACGCGCTCGAGGATCCGGGCGCGGAGTACAAATTCGTCGGCCAGATCACGAGCTGCGTGGTGGATGACCGCGTAGCGTCGTTCACTTTTGGCACGCGCAATCTTCAGCAAGCACCGTTCCCGAGGAACCGCTGGGTAGCGAACCACTGCCAGTGGCGCTTCGGCACGGCCGAGTGCGGATACAAGATCGTGACCGGCGGCACGAACACGGTCGGCGGCGGCTTCACTTTCTGCCCGCGCACGCTTACCGCCTGCGAAGAACGCGGCGATGATGAAACCGCCCGCAGCCTGACCTCGCAACATCCTTTGCGCTTCGGCGGTTACCCGGGAATTCAAAGGGGAAACCAGTGAGGGTGTCGATGCTCGATCTAGTCGGTCTCCCCTATCGCGCCGGCGGCGTGGATCCGTACAGCGGCGTGGATTGCCTCTGGGCTGCTCGGCAGGCACTCTCACGAGTCTTCCTCGAGATGCCGGATTCCGCTTTCCCGCTCGACAAGGCCGCAGCCCTTTATCTTCTGGACGCTAAGGATGGTCACTGGCAGCCGATCGAGAACGCCAGCCGACTGGGCGATGTAGTGGTGGGCGATCAGCCTGAGCCGTGGGTCGCCGTGCTGGTCGATCCGGTGGGCAGGTACTTTTTCACGGCGAACCGTCTGCGCGGAACCCACCTCGTCTTTCAAGGCAACATCGGTCGTGTAGCCTATTGCTTTAGGTACAAGGGCGCATGATTACAATCCGCAGGACTCCGATCTGGTTCAGTACACAAAACGAGCAGCGCGAGTACCGCGAGTACGTCGACGGGCTGCGGCTGCGTGATTGCATCACCGACACGGAGCGCGTCGGTCTATGGGTTGCGGTCAACCGCGAGCCGACTCATGACTGGGAAAGAATCCTTGAGGATGGTGACGAGATCCTTGAGACAACGCGGCCTCAAGGTCCTGCCGTCGCGGTGCTAAACTTTGTGTTGACCGTCGCTGCTGGCGCGCTTGTATCCTTCGTCATTGGCAAGCTGCTGGCAAAGTTTCTCAAGCCCAAAAATCGAAACGAAAACGAAGGCTCGGGAACTTACGCATGGGCAGGATTGCGTAATGACCGCTTCGAGGGTCAACCTAAGCAGGTAATCTACGGCAAGATCCGCGTCGCTCCGCAAGTCCTAGACGAGTACATAACCAGCAGCACAAACACAGGGGAGAACGATCTCTATACGCTTCTTGGCTTTGGAGAGGGTCCGATTTCAGCCATCGGTGACAAGACCGAAGATACGGACAGCGGCTCTCCGCATTCGTCTGATGATCCGTCCAACGCTCTTCCGACTGGTATTCAGATTGAAGGCAATACCGCGGACAACTTCGGAGGCGTCGAAGCATGGGTTAGGATGGGGACGAGTGAGCAGCTACCGATTCCTGGCTTTCAGCAGATATCCACTGAATACGCTGTCGGCCTAACACTTGGTCAAGTTGAGACTGCTTCTCCGGACAACAGCCAGATAAATGCTACTCTTGCGGCAAACCCATACAATTCTACGGCTAATGCTGCGGTATGGAGTAGCTACGGCAAAGCAATCGACATGACCGCAGAAGCGGATGCTTGGTCCTGCCTTGTAGACTTTCCATCCGGCCTCTACACAATAACCAACAGCGGATCTGTAGTCACCGCAGCCTTCAAGCCGCAAATTCGTTACATCGAGCTTGACTCAGGTGGATCTCCCATAACAAGCGGCGGGGACAACAACGATGGCTATGTCTACTGGCCGCTTACTGCAACAAATGACGTTAGCGTCGCCATTCAGGAAAGCTACAACTACCAAGCAAGCGGTCTATTCTTAGATCCACAAACCTATGTAGCTCCGACTCTAGGACAAGCTCTGAATAGTCCGGACACAGCCGCTACTACGGTTTATGTGAGATCAACAACCAATCCCGCCAACCTCCCCGGGTCTATTGTCGCCGGAACAAACACTACTGAACTGACGGTTTCATTCTGGCTAAAGATCCCGTGGGCAAACGACGGCACAAACCCGCGCCGTATCATGCACCAGACCACGGGTGCAGGCTGGATATTGGAGATGAACCGCAGCCTAGAGATTCAAGGAACTGGCTATTACGATCGCCTCCAGTTTGTTTTTCGCGGATACAACGGGGGAGGTGCTTGGAGCGAGAGCGTCACTCTGTCTACACAAATTGGGACCTACATTCTAGGCATTACGACTTCACCTACCTCTGGAGTCTATGATGAATGGATGCACGTGGCCGTCAGCTACGTGAGAACAGATTTCGATAACAAGAGCAGAATCAGGTTTTACAGAAACGGCATCCAAGTAAAATCTAATGGATTCACCGAAGGATCAGTAAACATTGTTGTCCCTGCGGCTCGCATCCAGTTTGGCAACAATAACAACATGGACGAATTTACTGTGGATGAATTTGTCTATCTTGCACGCTTGCTTCCTTCGTCTGAAATAGCTCAGCACTATGGCGGAGGATATGGTCTCTTTATTCAGCCCGCTGTAGATCAGTATTGCCTGTATCACTTTGACTCTGCAATCGGTGCAGGATTGACAGACTCAAGTGGACGCAACAACTCATTGGGAGTCTCCGGCTCTAGCGTTGGTGTTCTGACGGGCAAGGTTTACGCCACATCATCCAACACAATAAAGCGTGGCAAGTATCGAGTGGAGATGCTTCGGCGAAACGTCAAGAGCACGAGCAACTTCGTCTCCGACGAGTCGGTATTCTCGCAGCTTATCTCCAAGGACAGCGCGCTGCTGGCGTACCCGTACACGCCCATCCTGGGCATGAAGATCAAGGCAACGGAGCAGCTCAATACGAGCGCGCCGACGATCACCGCGCTGGTCAAGGGAGTGCCCGTGCCCGTGTACGACGGAACCAGCGTGACCTACCAGTGGTCGCAGAACCCGGCTTGGATCGCGCTCGACGTGATCTCGAATCCTCGCTACGGCCGCGGTATTGACTTCCCGCTTTCGCGCTGCAACCTCGAGGACTTCAAGGCGTGGGCCGACTACTGCGATGAACTTGTCCCGGCAGGCCGCAGCTTCGACGATCAGGCGATGGACGAAACTCTGGGGGACCCAGATCCGATTGCCAATCTTTCTTACGGAAGCGCGATCAACGACGGTTCACCCGGACTGGAGGTTCACTTCAGGTATAACGCATCAACTGCGGCCGCCACCGAGCCGCCTGCATACTGGACTCCAGGCCGCTGGATCGCATTTTCTGGCATTCCTCAGTCCGGCACCGGCCTCTCGGTTGACATCAGCGACGCTAACATCTCGGGCTTCGAGATCGTGTCCAAAACAAACAC